GCTTTTGGATTCTTACCAATGATCCAAGCTGGTAATAGATACGATGCAAACTCAGACTTAGTATGTCTTGGAGGCATATTAACAATTAATCTTTTAAGTGTGCCATTAGCTATTTGATTAAACTTATCTGCAATTAATTGATGGTGTCCCCACTGGGTACGATGTTTAGCTTTACGATAAATGAAGTCAGGCCAAACCTGAGTTACAAAATATAAAAAATCAGTTCTACCCTTAAGGATTTTTTTGGCATCTAATAATTGTTTTATTTTCTCTAATTTCTCTCGAGGTAGATTCTGCAGATCCATAAGTATTTTTTGCCAAATGTATTTGTATTTCTTGCATCTTAACTCTTTTTATAAGTTACATCAACGTAGAAAAGGGGGGTGGGGGTGTCGATTTGGGCTTATGGATATTTGGAAAATGTAAGCATTCTTCCTGCAAAAAAAAACGAAGGCGTGTATTTCAACGCCTTCGTTCCATTAGCTTGTTACTAATTCTGATTATAATTGTCGAGTGAGATTAAATTGATCGCCAAGTTCTTCAACCAATTCAGTTGCGAATTTGTCGACTATCTCATTGCCTTTATTAGCTTGTATAAACTCAAAGATTTTTCCATCTAAATAACAAGCTAACATCTGCCAATTTACTCGTTTCTCATTACTTTTTTTAGTAATGTAGTCTTTCAATTTCTCAACAATCTCATTATTAGAATCTGCTGTACTTATCATACTTTGCAATTCTACTATTTGATTATTTGACATAGTTTTATTCTCCTTTCATATAATAATATAGTCATAAGATTTCATAAGTCAAGATAAGATATAAAATAAATCAAAAAATTTTTGATGCCTCCACATCAGCTTCCTGAAGACTGCTGGGCAGAGAATCCAGCTCTTTTTAAAAACCCCACATTTTATTGAGCTTTTTACGAGAAAACGGGATTACCACAGGTGGATGACCAGTGGCCAGTACTATAACACACCAAAAACCCAAGTAAATGCTTGACTTTTGTAACGGGAAGTTCGCGGGCGCCCGCGAGATCCGACTACTATATATTGTGGTATCCGTCCCCGATTGCGATTACAACGGGAACGGGATTTTGTTTAATTTATGGATTGATCTGATGCCATAGATCGAACTTCTCTAAATAGATTAGAGAACCGACCATGACCTTCTTTTAAGTCTGAGTCTTGTCGTTCTGGTTTGCCTAATTCATTATCGACAATATCAATGTGCGTCATGATTTGAGCAATCTCACTACAGGTATTTATCATCAAGATTTCTTTTTTATCTGGATGCTCCGAAGGTAAAGGTGTTTCTTCAAGAGGAATGTTATCTTTCCCAGCTTTCACCATCCAAGCTTCAGATATAAAAGAATAGAATGTTGCGCTAAAATCATGCAAC